TTTTCCCAGTCACGATCCGGTTTTGTGTTTTCATAAGTTTAATATTAATTGTTTTGTTTTGCAGTACATTTTTCTTGTAATTTCTCCAGTTTCGGGGTCTACGTACTGTGTATAGTCCCAACTTGCATTTGGATTTTCGACTTTAATTTTTAAACACCCACAAACGGCACATGTATCTGTACCGTTCCATGAGTGTCGGCTATTAATCGCCCTTTTTTGGGCAAAGTCTTTATTGTCCAATGTCTCCATCACCGTCTAAGTCAATATTGAGTCTTTTCTCCACCCAATTAACCAACGTTGTAACAAGTCTTTCAACTGCTTTAAGGAGAATTTTATCAAATAATCCGTTTTTTGTTTCTGCCATGTTATTATAATTTTTAATTGTTTACCCTTGCTTATGTGGTGAAGAGTGTTAACCATGTATTTTGAATTTAAGATTGTTTCATCTTTTCTATATAATCCTACTATAACACACCCAATAACATCTTTATAACTATTTCCCCAATGTATTCGGATTCCTTGCCTATTAGGTATATTAATATTATACAGTTTAGTGTTAAACTTAGGACTATGATTGTAATTAGCCATAAATTCACCTTGAGGTATTTCATATCCTTTTCTCTCAATTCCTTGAAAATGACATATAGTATTTTGATGTTTATAGATAATATGACTGTGTATAGTATTTCCATTTTCTTCGTACCTATTGATTGTGAGTGTTGCTGTTTCCATTTGTAAACTTTTTGTTTTATTGACTTACGCAGTTTGTAATATTTCTTCTTGGATTTTTGTATTATAATTTATATTCTGTTAAATAGATTGTTTACGTTTGTAAATATATAATAATTTTTTAAATATAAAAATAGGCTGTTCAAGTTGTTCACCTTTTTTTGCCCCTTTCGCCATTGGCGAAAACTTTTTGAGTTCTTTTGAGTTTTAATAATGCCCTTTGTTGCTCTTCGTATTTCTTATCGTTCCAATTTGTTATCCCTCTAAATCCGAATTGTGAGTTTTTTATTCTTGCTTCTTTTACCACTTTTAAGTATGTTTCTAATCCATTCGATATGTCTATCTCTTTACCGTTTACATACCTTACTTGTTTATCTAATTTCAATAGCCATAATTTCTCTCGTTCTTCTTCGGTGTATATTTTGTTTCTGTAATATATTGGTAGAGGAATTTTCGTGCCGTTTCTAGTTCTGTACATTTCATTGGTTTTTTTTCCTCTGAATTTATTGTTATTACTATCGATTCTATTTAAGTAATTTTTACCTAGTCCGGGACTTGGTAATATTTTAGATTTATACTCTTTGTGCTTTGGGTCTATCTTATTTACGTATTTTACGATATAGTTTATTGTCTTTTCATTCACATAGTCACCAATCCATACATTGCCATACTTCCATATATTAGATATTGTCTCCTTATCTTCGGTTGTCCATAATATACCATGTAGATGTATTCTTTCTGTGTTCGTTTGTCCGAGTTCAGTTACTAACCAATGTTTGACACTTTTTTTGTATTTCTTTCTCCATCTTTCGAGGAATCTTCTTGTTGCTTTTGTTGCTACTGCGTTGTCTAAATCATATCCGTATTTCTTTGGGAATAATTTTTCTAGTTTTACTAGTTCTTCATCGCTAAACGATAGTGTCACGAATTGTCCTGTGTTATCGTATCTTATTTCTTCGTGTAGTCTTACTTGCCATTCTCTTTTTTTTGCGTTTCTGCATTCCATACAATTACCGCATCCTATTGGTACTGCTAGTACTCTTTTATCTTTAACAGGGGGAACTAACCCCCTGTTTTTTTTGTTACTTTGATATTTCTTGTTTTTTAATAATCTAGGGTATAAACACATGTTTAATTATTAGTTTTTTCGTCCGATGTCTTTTAATCTCCCTTTTATAATGGTATCTAATCCTTGTAGACCTGCTTTAACCCATTCTTGTCGAATTTGGTGCCATAGCCTTTCTTCTTGTTGTTTCGATAATTGGATATTTTGAGTTTCTGCCTCGATTTTAATGGCACTATATATAGCTTCATTTTTTATAGTTTCAATTTTATCATACATTGTTCTGCTGTCGATTAGATTTTCTCTTTGGATAATGTCTAATGTTTGTTCAAGTTTATTTACGTCTGCCGCAATTTCTCGTTGTGTCATATCTGTTTTCCATTTCCAATCTTCGACGGTTTTTTGTATGTTTAATAATTCAGTTTCTACATTGTTTTTGTTAATTCTTACTTGTGCTTCTTGGGTATCTACACCTTCAATTTTGTTGGCTTCTGCATCTGTTTTTTTAGCTTGGCTTTCCATTAGTTTAATTTGTGCCGCCATTGTGGCTGCTTGTAGTGCATTACCGATATCCATTGGTGCGTGTGACTGTCCGCCTGCCGCACTTCCGCCGCTTGCTTGGCTGGTTGTACCGCCCGCTCCTGCTTGTCCGTACATTAATGCTGGATTTAATCCTGCTTCTTTTAGCATACCCATTTGTGCAGGGTAGTTTGTTTTTTCCCACATTTCGTAAGATAAATCATGTCCTTGTTGGTTTAATTCCTTTTGATGTTCTTGTTGTAACAACATTAACTTTCGTTGTCTGTTGTATTGTTTCTTGGCTCTGGCATTTTGACCGAATATTCCTAAGAACCCACTCCCTGCTCCAATTAGTGCCGCTCCTACGGCTGGCGCTATGTTTATTTTAAATTTCATGTTTAGGCTAATTAGTGTTAGCCATGTTTTAAATATTGTTTTCATTTTTTCGTGCTTTTTGTTAAAAAGCATGTATTCTTACTTGGTATATAAGAATACATGCGTACTGTTCTACTGACTAAACTAATTTTGATTGTTTTGCTCGCCTTGTATTGGCTCAGCTCCGCTGTCTGTTTTAGTCTCTGTTTTAGTCTCTGTTTTAGGTTTCATTTCGATAACTTTACCTACATTATCCCTTTTGGCTACTGTACTTTTATGTACTTTATCCATAGCTTCGGCTGCGATTTCGAATCTATCTGTCCGAATGTTATAAGCTGCTTGTACTCCGTCCTTTCTATCTGTAAAGATTTCAGGTGCTCCGTCCTTAATTGGTTCTTTATTTTGAACTAACCGTTCAACTTTCTGTTCTATTGTTTCCCCCTCTACGAGTTCCACACTAGTTAGTTGACTTCTTTTAAATGAATTTTTGTTCATTTTTTGTTTATATGCTCTTTTCATAATATTATAAATTTGGAATTACTTTTGCACTCATTTTTCTACGAGCTGTTATTTTTTTACTTATTTGTACCCAGAAATTTTGTGCATCTAATTCAGTTTGTGCGAATATGTGATTGAATTTTGTAGGGTCTATATATGTTGTTAAATCTGTTATTGCTCCACTCGTTCCGCTATTTTCATAACGTCTATTGAGTGTCATAAACATATCCTTATTTCTGTTTGCGAAATTTCCATATACTCGATTTACTTCTGTCATATAATTAATCCATGCGGGTTGCTTCCCTGCACTTTTATATGTTTTTACTCCTGTGCTACTTACCACTTTGGTATCTGTCCATAACATTTGATCTGTTATTAAGTCTTGATATCCGATAGCATCTAACGCAGGTTTATGTAAGTCGTTTAATGTTTCTAAGTTCATATCCCATTTGTTACCTTGAGAGTAATCTATACGAGGTGTTATACTCGCTATTCCCATGATATAAGATGGTTCATGTACTTTGATTATCATTTTACCCCCTTTGTGTTTTTGGGTTAATTGTCCTCTTCCTGCTAATGTTCCAAGTGGTTCGCTTCCGCTTTCGGCATTACTTACAACTTCTTGGAATGCTAGTTCTTTTATTAAGCTACCATGATAAACTGGTGATTCTATACTTTTGCTTCTTTCGTGTGTGTATACTGCATCAAGCCAATCGTCATAAGTTCCTCCACTTATTGCAACTCGGTTTAACATGTTATATACTTTTTGTGCTAGATTTAAAGCATCTATACTAAAGCTATCCCCTGCGGTGCTAACTGCTGTGATTTCATTTATGCCTCCAGTTCCGTCAATCCATTCCGTACTAATCCAGTTATTGAATAAATCACTTTGATATGTTTTTAATCCTAACCCTTCTTGCGTGAATTGTAATCCATATTTTTTTTGCGCTCCTGCTCCGAATCCTTCCATTGGTAAGCTGTAAGGCTCTGGACTGTTTTCGTCTACGGTGAATACTCCACTATTGAAAGGATATTGTAGTATATCTTCTCTCATATCATCTATATTATTGAGGTCAAATTCTTGTAATCTTATTTGCGCTCCTATTCCTCCTGCTGGTGGTATTGCTATATCTTGTACATACCAATTTACTAAACTTACATTTAACTCGTTATACTCTGTGCACCATACTGTATTGTTTAACCAGAATATATTGTCAAATAGTTCATGCGCCCAATAACTTGTGCCATTTACATTAATTCTTATTTCGTCTGTATTCGGTTCTAAACTTCCGTCAGGAAATTTTATTAATATACTTGTATTTTCGTCACCGTTTATGGCTGTTTGTTGTGCTACTCCTAATATATCTTGTATAAATTCTCCCCCTTGATATAAGTTGGCTTCATCTATATTTAAGTCTGCTCCCGTGTCTGTGTGTATTACAAATCCTCGTTCTTCTTGTTTGTTAGAATAATAGTTCTTGTATATATCCCAATAGGCTAGATATGGTACTGCGTTAAAGTATCTTCGAGCTGGGTCTGCTGAGGCTGTAAAGTCTCCTAATCCTGCTATTCCTAAGTATTTGAATATACAACTCTCGTTAACTTGCTCATTATCTTCATAGGTTTGTTGATAGTCTGCATGATTGCATGTTACTAGTTTCATTCTTGGTAAGAATACGCTACTCATATCCATTCCAATACCTAATCTATTCATGTGTAATCCTGCATTGTATAATCGTATAGGTACTTGAAATACGTCTAATTGTACTTTATAACTTCCGAATAATGGTCCTATTGTAGGAAGTGTTAATACTTCACATTGTAATTCGATGTCGAAGCTGTCTCCTGGTAATGCAACTTCACTCATAAATGGTACTAATGTACCGCTTGCCATACTGCTTCTCCAAAGTCCATCTAATTCGTGTGTACTTCTTTCGTATTTTCTTGCACTAATGTTTTCTTTTTGACCACTACCTAAGCGGTCGCCTCCTATTGTTGTTTTCATTTTACTTCTAATTTTACTAGTTCGTTATTTTTGTTTTTCTCTTGTAATATCATTATAACTTGAATTAATCTATTCCATGTTATTTTTACTACTTCTTCCTCTGCTTTATTTACTTTATCGTAAATTTCTGTTATGCGATACTCTCCTAATGTTGCAAAGTGTTGATTTTTGTCGTTTAAGCTAATAATAGTAAAAGGTGTATCTTTTACCTCTTTTCTGCTAATTAGTTCACTTCCTTTTTGTGTTTTCATAAGTTTAATATTAATTGTTTTGTTTTGCAGTACATTTTTCTTGTAATTTCTCCAGTTTCGGGGTC